TAAATTCAAATGTCATATTATGACATGCTCGCGTAAGACACTTGAGGATAAGAAAGCACTCAAGTTCTTTTCTGATGAAGATTTGGATAAAATTATCGCTCAGCCGGACCGCTCACAATCGGATGCCCTGCAAAATTATATCGAGCGCCAGCAAGGAATTCAAGATACGGGTTCTGGTTCTCTTGCTGATGAATACGATATTTATGAATGCTGGTATCGGTATCAGCACAACGGGCAGAATCTTAGATTAGTATGCTTGCACCACCCACAGAGTAAGACGCGACTTGCAGCATTTTACAATTACTATCCAGAGAATATGGATATATTTGAGGATGCAAAGTTAGCATACGATGATGACCAGTATTATGGTTATGGTTTTGCTGAGATGTTGAAGTCTTATCAGGATGAAATTTCAGAACTTCATCGGCAGCGAATTAACGCTAAGACACTTAGTAATACGACAGCATTCCGTGTAAATAAGAGTAGCAAGTTGCATTCAATCCTTCAGTTTTATCCTGGTGTTTTAGTACCCGCAGACGAGAAGGAGATTGAGCGGTTAGAAACTGGCAACATCCAAGCTGATAATCTTGATGGCGAGAATCTTTCACTAGCACTAGTCAAAGAGCGTACTGGTATCGATCCAGCAACAGGAGGTACAGGTGGCGGGATTGTCAATAGCAAAAGAGGAATATATAGTAGCCAAGGGACTTTCGCGGTCTTACAACAACAGAATTCTCGAACTGGATTGCGCATGTCCGATATGCGCAGTGCTCACAGCAGAGCCGGTTCAAAGTTTGCAAAGATGTACGCTAGCTTCGGACTTGGAAAAAAGCTCAGGCAATTTGGTGATAACGCAGATGCGCTACGAGAGGCGTTTGAGAATATCAAAACTGGTAAACTTGGACTATCGGTTCGCGCGTCTACGGCATCGATGAATAAGGAATTGGAGAAGCAGAATGATATTATGCTTTCTCAGACTCTTACTCAGTTGTACACACAGGATGCGCAGGTTATTCAAGCATTAGGAACCCCTGGAATTCCTCCAGATCTAGCCCAGTATTACACAGAAGTTCTTCGTGCTAAGCAATCGCTGTATAAAGAAATCGTACAGAATTTCGGCCACGATGATGCAGCAAGATTAATTCCAGTTCCAGCAATTATCAAGCAGGGGAGAAGTAATGAATCTAATGCACAGCAAGGCGCTGGTGGCCAATCCCAACGTTCGCAATCTTTCCCCGGAGGAAGCCCTCAAGCAGTTAATGGAGGCCAAGCCAGCAATCAAGGAGCTATTCCGTCTTCCAGCGGGACAGTTTCTGGTGGAGTACCTACTGGCACAAGCTGATTTGTACAAGGATGAATTTTTTGATAAACAGGATGCTACTCCCGAAGATAAAGCATATCTTCGGGGGCAGCTTCAAGTCTTTGATGATATTATAGGGTTAGTTGCTTTTATGAATGCTTTTAAGGTTTTGCAGATTAATAAATAGGGAGAGGATTATGGGATGGTTTAGACAGAAGGACGGGTCGTTAGCACCCGGAGAAGATAGGGATGGGCTTGCTGATGTTGAATTCAAGCCTGAGAAGTTCAAGGAAGAACTAACTAATACGCTGACTGAAAAGTTTGCAGCCCAGGAAGCTAAGCAAGCTGAAGCAATGAAGCCAATGCAGGAAATGGCAGAGTTGATGAAAGCAGAACGTGCGGAGCGAGCGGCAGCGGAAGCCAGACGTGTTGCGGCGGCTAAGCAAGAAGAGCAGGGAGATTTTAGCGAACGCATGATGCTTGATCCTGAATCTGCGATTGAAGAGAAATTGCAGGGAACGAATAAGGCACTTATGCTTCTAGCTGCTCGTGAAGCGAGGCGTGAGACTCTAGATTCTAAGGAGTATTATCATGGCGCTATTAAAGAGCGTGCTGATGCTTTGATTGAAACACTTCCGCTAGCGCAGCGTTCAAATGCTGGGTCGCTTGAGAATTGCTATAAGATCGCTTGCTTTGATAACCAGAAGGAAATTACCGAGGGCAAGATCAAAGCACGGAATACGAGCGGAATTTTCGAGGGCGGGTCTACAGGAGCACCGAGTGGTTCTGGGAGTGCAGAAGCTCACGATAATCTTAGCGTTGAAGAAAAGCAGATGGCTAAGAATTTCGGTATGAGTGAGAAGGAATGGGGAGCACAAAAACGGGAGATGAGTTATGTCTAATGAGAAGGAAGTTGAAGAGTTTACGGCTGATCTTCGTGCAGATGATTTGAAAGGTGCAGCCCCCGCCAAGCACACAATCGCTAAGCCGCCTCTTGATGTTGCAGATCCCTCCAAGCCACTTACAGCGGCGGATGTACTAAAGCTCTCGCAGCAAATTGAAGCGAATGTGCGCAAGCAGATCGCGGAAGCTAAGTTTGATGCCGGAATGTCAGGACAGATTTTGCCAAAGCGTGTTACTCCGATTTCTGATTTCTCAAATGTAACTCTAGACCAAGTATACGATATCGATTTTCCAATCGAAGCAAAGCCTTTTATGAGTGCCGATGGGCTTGTGGTAAAGCTCAAGGATACGAATTACGAGGCGCGCTGGGTTAATAAAAATCCTCAGCGTATCGGCGAGATGCTGGGAAAAGGCTTCACATATATTTGCCCCTCTGATTTGCATTCTGAAGGGAGTCAAAAAGCAATTGAGCCTTCTCTAGATGCAGAAGGTCATTATACAATCAATGATGTTGTAGCAATGAAGATTGATAAAGCAACATACTACAGAGCACTGCGTTTCGCCCATGAGCGGGCTGTGGGTACAACTAATAATGTAAAACTACACGAGCGCGCAGCAAAAGCAGCTAACACGTATATGCAGCATTCAGATGCTCGGAATGATTTTCAATCAGCATCTAACGAGCGGAAGATGGCGTTTTATTCACCAGATGTAACAATTTAATACTGAGGTTTAAATATGGCTGGACCAAATCTTACATATCATCAGCCCATCTATACGGCGCAGACCACTACTGGTCTGACTCCGCTAACTGGGGCGAATTCTGAACAGTCTGGACAGACTTTTAAGCTCGGAACTCCTGTCCAGCAAAATGCTGGTTTTATTCGAGCGTGGGATGGTGCTACAGTAGCGGCTGCGATTGCTGGATTTAGTCTGACTAATGGATTGAACCTTGGTACAAGCGGTGCAGGCGCTCCGGGCGCTTTTGGGCAGATTGGACCTCCGGGAGCAATTCAGACTTATGGCAATGTTCCTAATCAGCCGGCGGCTTTTAATATTGCTGTAGGCACTCCTATTTCGGACGGTCGTACTCTGTTCGAGTCTGCCGTGGACGATAATATCTTCGAGGCTACTTTTGATAACTCGACTGGTACTGTAGCAGCCAATTATACTCCGACACAGGCAATGATTGGGACACAGTTTGGACTCACAATCGATGCTAGTGGTCAGTGGTATGTTGACGCTGCTAAGACAACTCCGGGTACCAACACAGTAGTAACAATGGTTGGAATTAATCCAATCGACCTCACAGCAACTGGAACTACCTACATCGTAAATGCTCGTGTGCGCTTCCAGGTTCTCTCCTCGGCAGCTCAAATTATCATAGGTTAATAGTACAAAAAGGATATAAATTATGGGAACACAAGTTCGTGGAGCATTTCCTAAACTTATGGCTCCGGGGCTGCATAAAATCTACGTTGATGCACTTGAGACAGAACAGCGCGCTGAAGAGTATCAGGCAGTTTTTAATGTAAAGACCTCGGAATCTGAGTACGAGCAGGACTTGAAGATGGCCGGATTCGGCCCGCTTCAGGAAAAGCCGGAAAATACGCCCGTAGCGTATACACAGATGATTCAGGGTGGAGATAAGCGGTATATTCATCTTACTTACGCGCTTGCTGTTCGTACCTCGAAAGAGCTATGGCAAGATGCTAAGTATGGTGTTATTAAGACCGCTCCTAAAGCTCTGGCTCGTTCGATTCGTTATACTAAGGAAATCGTAGCGTTCAATATCTTTAATCAGGGGTTCTCTAGTAATGTCACTACGACTGATGGAGTATCTCTTTTTAATAACGCTCATCCTCTCCTTGGTGGGCCTAGTGCTACTAGCACCTGGGCTAGTCTTCCAAATCTTATCAGCGCAGCCGGCACTTTCCCTAATCGTCCTGCTACTGATATTGATCTGTCGTTTACTGGTGTGCAGTTGGGCACTACTCAGTTCGAGAGACTAGTAGATTCTCAGGGCTTGCCAATTAATCTGAAGCCGACTAAGGTTTTGATCGCGCCGGAGAATCGTTTCCTCGCGCGTGAGATTTTCGGTTCCAGTGGTAAGCCCGCAACTGATACGAATGACATCAACTCTTTGCTCGGTGAAGATTTGAGTTACATGGTATGCCACTACTTTACAAATGCTGGCCCGTGGTACATGACTGCGGATAAGAAAAATCACTCGCTTACTGTGTTCATGCGGCAGAATCCTGAAGATGAATTTGATGAGGATTTTGATACCGGAGCTATGAAACAGAAGACTACCATGCGTATGTCTGCGGGCGCTACAGATTGGCTCGGAACTTGGGGCAGCAACGGAGCTTAATGCTCGCGGTCTACTGAGCGGAGGTAGACGTGCTATGACCAACACTCTATACAGAGTTCCTTGATTCATAGCACGTCGGCCCCACTAGATTTGGCCCTCTCCCCCGTCTAGTGGGGTTTTAATAGGAGATATTATGGCATTGACGATTTGTGAAGCGATTGCGAAGATGGAAGGGTTTGGGGTTGCGGGTGGGCGTGCGACACGGAATAATAATCCGGGGGATATTGAGTTTGGAGCGTTTGCGCATTCGTTTGGGGCGTTGAGGATTGAGACTATTCCGCCTCCACGGACTCCGAGATTTGCGTATTTTCCAACTGTGGAAGCAGGATTCGCTGCGATGCGCGCGCTGCTGAAACAGCATTATGCTGGGCTTTCGATTGCGGATATGATTTATAAGTATGCTCCTCCGGTGGAGAATAACACGGAAGAGTATATTAATAATGTCTGTACATGGACAGGACTTACACGAAATATACTTATTGATAATTATCTGTAGGAGGATGTATGAGCTACGGACTTCCTAATAAGCATACGTGGGGCGAGGGAGCATGGGCGTTTTGCTCCCGTTGCGGGGATCGAACTCCGATTAAAGATATGCAATGGCAGCGCGGTAAACTTCTCGATGCGAAATGCTTCGACGCATTCCCGCTACTCGGCCAGATCGACAAAGGTATCACAGACGCTCTCAGCATGATAATCCTCGAACCAGATTTACAGCCGGATCCAAAGTTAACAATGCCTACGCTTGATGGGCAGAATGATGATATATTCATTTAAAGGAGATTTTTGATATGAGTTGGCATGGGCATAGTGATGCTGAAATTATTCATACAAATAGAAAAGAACGTAAACAAGGATTTTATGACCACGGCACTAAAGCATATGATAAACTAAGTGTTGCCGCCGATAATGATCCTAGACCTTTTAAATCAAATAGTCCTTCTATGCGACTAGATAGATTAAATGATAGGAAATTGGGTAATCACGAAGTTTCTGAATCGCAGCAAAAAGAATTTAATAATGAAAACCGTGCTGTTGCGCAAGCTAAGAGTGCTGCTGCATTAGGCCTTAAATATAAAAATACAAATAGGCGGGCACCAGAAGGTGGCCCGGCTAAATAGTCAGGAGCTACAATGGCAAATAACATCAGTGCGAATCCTTGGTATTTGGATACTGCGAGTACGAATCTCGTATGGCCGGGGCGAATTTAT